ATACCTATTAATTTTTGGAATACTATTGGCAGCTGTTGGTGGTATATCCTTGATGTATTCAAACCATGCTACTGACCCTAAATTTGTCAAAAATAATCTTCAAGAAAAAGTGTCCAATTTTGATATATCAAAATTACCAAATGCTCAGAAACCAGAAGTTGTAGAATTACAAGATGGCGACACCTATTCTCTTACTGCAAGCATGGTAAAGAAGAAGATAAATGGACAAGAAGTAAAAATGTTAGCCTATAACGGATCAATCCCTGGTTCAATCATAAAAGTAAAGCAAGGCAGCGAGATTACAATAAACTTTACCAATAATATTGATGTCGAGACTACGATTCACTCGCATGGTGTACGACTAGATAATAAATTTGATGGAGTACCAGATGTAACGCAAGAGCCTGTCGAAGTTGGAGAATCTTTTAAATACAAAATTAAATTTCCTGATGCTGGAATGTACTGGTATCATCCCCATATCCGTGAAGATTATGCTCAAGAATTGGGTTTATACGGGAATTTTTGGGTGGTTCCTTCAAGCGAAAACTATTGGTCAAAAGTAAATCAGGAAATCCCGCTATTTATCGACGATATTTTGATCGAGAACGGCAAAATTGCTTCCTTCAGCTCAATAGCTGATCATACTTTGATGGGTAGATTTGGAAACACAATGCTTGTTAATGGTGAGACCGATTACAAGTTACAGCTCAAAAAAGGCGAGGTAATTCGTTTTTATGTCACAAATTCCGCAAACACGCGTGTGTTTAATCTCAGTATCCCAAAGGCCAAGATGAAGTTAGTGGGTGGAGATAACGGCAAATACGAGAAGGAAAGGTTTATTGACAATATTGTTATCAGTCCTTCAGAACGCGCTCTCGTTGAGGCGTACTTTCCTGATTCTGGTGATTATAAAATTATTCATAAAACACCAGAAAAAGATTATATCCTTGGCAATATTGGTGTTTCTGATGAAGACACCACTTTTTCATTCAAGGAAGATTTTGAGATATTAAGAATCAATTCTGATACCATTTCAAGCATTGACCCGTTTCGTGATTACTTTGATGCCCAAGTAGATAAAAGCATTAAGCTGTCACTTACAATGAAATCACCCATGGGAGGGAATGGTGGCCAACATATGATGCATGGTGGAAACACGATGGATAATTCGATGATGTCCATGGGTGATTCTGAGCCGATTGAATGGGAAGATGATATGGGTATGATGAATCGAAATTCGACGACTGAATCGTTGAAGTGGGAATTAATTGATGAACAAACAGGTGATGTTAACGATGATATTAATTGGAAATTTAAAGTTGGAGATAAAATAAAAATTAAGATTTTCAACGATCCAGATTCCATGCATCCAATGCAGCACCCTATCCATCTTCATGGGCAAAAGTTTCTTGTGTTGAATGAAGATGGCAAAAGAAACGACAATATGGTTTGGAAAGATACTGTTCTAGTACCAAGTGGTTCGACCGTTGAACTGCTGGTTGAGATGGAAAATCCTGGGACATGGATGATGCATTGTCATATCGCTGAACATCTCGAGAGCGGAATGATGGCAGAGTTTACTGTTCTCAAATGATATGAAAGAGTTAAAGAGATCAAATTTATTAAATGCCCCATTTGTAACTTATCTTATAGAAATAAAAAATGGGCGAAGAAATGTGAAGAGTGGTGTAGCACACATAGTAGCTGTAATCTTGATATCACGTCACATTCCGAGGAAGCTTTAGCCAAGAAATAAATCCGCAGAGAGACCCAGCAAATGATTATAATTTTTGACTTTCATATAAATATATAATAATATGTTTATGTATGAAACTGGATCAAATACATCTTGAGGCCAAATTGTTTAAGGGTTTTGCCGACCAGTCACGTCTTTTAATTCTTTCTGCCTTATCATCAGATGGTTCTAAAACGGTTACGGAAATTGTAACTAAAACAAAACTGTCTCAGCCGAACGTTTCAGCACACTTAGCCTGTCTATTTGAATGCGGACTTATCAAAAAGGCAAGAAAAGGCCGCGAAATATTTTATGAGATCAATTCTCAAGAGGTGCTTGAAATAATTCGGATTGCAAAGAAAATATTAAAGAAAAATTCAAAGGAAATTTTTCGCTGTACCAATTATTAACAAATTATTATGACAAAAAATCTCAATAATAAGGCTTTAATACTTTCTTACTTTACAGTTGGATACAATATTGTTGAAGGTGTTGTCAGTATTGCGGCAGGAATTATTGCCAATAGCATCGCTCTTGTCAGCTTCGGTATTGATAGTTTTATAGAATCATTTTCTGGGAGTGTGATGATCTGGCGTTTTCGAAAACATGAAAATTTGACCGAAGAACAAGTTGAAAAGATGGAGCAAAAAGCCATTAAATTTGTCGGCTACAGTTTTATCATCCTTGGCTTATACGTCTTATATGAATCGGGAAGTAAATTGTATTTTCAAGAAAAACCAGACCCAAGCCTATTAGGTATCATTATTGCCGCTCTTTCTTTGATAATCATGCCACTTCTTGCTTATATGAAGCATAGCACTGGAAAGAAATTAAATAGCAGGAGCTTGGTTGCTGATTCCAAACAAACATACATTTGTACAATAATGACAATCACATTGCTTATTGGCTTGGCGTTGAATTTTTTTTATGGTATTTGGTGGGCTGATCCAGCGGTAGGAGTAATAATTTCACTTTTCTTATTTAAGGAAGGATATAGTGCCTTAAAAGAGAAGGAGCTTTGCGAGTGCTAAACTGAGAATAAATATTTCAGGAACTATTTGCAATTTGAATAGGATGTGATACCATTTTAGCATAAGTCTTAAAGACCAGTTTGTCCCCGCATGTCGCGCGGACACCGAACTGGTCTTTTTTCGTTACCGCCAACACTAAGGCGTAAAAATGTTTATTAATTCACCCCAGCTATGACAACTCAAAACCCCGCCAATGAGGACGGCGTAAAAACTCCTCCCGTCAACAACGAAGGAAAAGACGATAAAAATCCTTCACCGTCTGGTCAGGACGATAAAAAGACCCCGTCAGGCGAAGACGATAAAAAGCAGGAGCAAATGGTTCCGATGAGCCGTTTCCGCGAAGTCATTGACGAGAAAAACAAATACAAGGATGAGATCGACAAGCGCGATCAAGCAGAGGAAAAACGAAAGCGCAAAGAACTCGAAGAACAAGGCAAGTACAAGGAAATTCTCGCCGAAAAGGACAAGGAGCTGGAATCTGCGGGCAAGACCAAAGAACAGCTCACGCAGTACGAAGAAACGGTTCAGGACATCTTGGCGCAGGAACTCGAAAAGATTCCCGACGACAAGAAAGCTCTCATCCCCGACGAACTTTCCACGGTGGCGAAACTGAAATACATCGCCAAGAACCGTGCACTGCTCATGGGAGAGAAAAGCACGACAGGCGCTCCTATTCCGCCCAACAGCAAGAACCTCTCTGAAGTCGAAACGAAGAAACAGCGTTACGACGAACTCATGCAGAAACGCCAAAAGGGCGAATTCCTGACTGAGCCTGAACGCAGAGAGATTATGAAGCTTGGGCAAGAAATTGTGACTCTGAAAAATCAGACCACCTAGCCTTATTCTCTAATTTTTTTAACATGATTACCGCTGGAAAATATACGACCTATGACAGTCCCTTCCTCGATGAACTCGTGAAAGGGATTGCGGTCATGATCGACCCGAAACTGACCACTGCTCTGGATTTGTTTCCAGAATTTGAGCCGATCAACACAACTAAAATTAAGTGGTACGACGCCAAGTCCTACGCGCTGGAAGGCGAAGTGGGCGTTGGCGATTGGGACAATGCGGCCACCACGGGCTTGCCTGTGAGTGCCGAATTTGCCCAGTTAGTAAACGTGGGTGACGTGCTCCGCGTTGGAAATGAATTTGTCGTGGTAAAAACCGTAAACCGCACGGGTAATACCGTAGATGTGTACGGTCGCGGCCATGGTGGCACCACTCCTGCAGCGCACGTTGCAACCGATGCCATCTTCATTCTCGGTAACGCGAATGTGGAAGGTACCGTGAACGGAGACAGTTTGCTTGAGGATTCTATCGAGCAAATCAACTACACCCAAATCGTGGAAGAGCCTATCGAGATCACGCTTACTGCCTCAAAGCAGAAATATCTCGATGTCACCGACAAGCTCAATGACGAACGCATGAAGGCTATGACCCGAGCCTTGAAAAAGCTCAATCAAGCCGTGCTTTTCGGTCGTCCTTCGGCTGGCAGCAAGACCACACCTCGTTCGTTTGGTGGTCTCAAACACTTCATCGAAAACACTTCCGACGCCTTCAACTACAACGTTGCTGGAGCCTTCACCGAAACACACCTTAAAAACGTGCTTCTAGAAATGGCTCGTCGTGGCGGAAGTCCCGATACCATTCTTTGCTCTCCAGACATCAAGAGCGTGATCAACGGATTCAATGCCGCCAACACACGCTACAGCCGCGAAGAGCGGATGGCTGGCGTATTGGTTGACCAGTACGAGGGCGAAGGTGTCGGCGTTCTGAAGATTGTGGCCGATCCGTTCCTGCGCCACTCCTTCGGTGAAATGTATGTCGTGAACACCCGCAAGCTCGGCAAGACATGGTTCGTGGATGACAAGCTTCGCTTCGAACCTGAACCTGCCAACTCCCGAACTCTCAAAGAAACCCTGCAAGGGCAGCTCACCCTCAAAGTAAAAGACGTGGTGACCGACTTCTCTCGCATGTACGGCATCAGCTAGAAACCAAGGGGGAGCTAAACCCTCCCCCTTTTCTGCATTTATTCACTAATTCACCCACATGAAATTCACTATCAAAACATCGGCGGTGGCACTCTCTGACACGAAGTTCGCCAAACGCGGCGAGTACGAAACCGAGGATGAGAAAGAGATCGAACGCCTCCGCACTACGGCCAAGAAATTCCCGCAGGACGTCGAGGAAGTTTCTGGCCACGGTTCTAAGAAAAAGGAAGAGCTGAAAGAAGAAAAGGAAGAAACCGCACCGTCCGAAGAATCAACCGACGCCGAAGAGCACAAAGAAGAAACTCATCGTCGCCGACGCTAATCCTTAACCTTCGACCACCATGGATGAAATCTTGAAAAATATTCAACAGTTCGGATTCATGACCGTGTTCGCGGGAGCGGGTTTGTATTTTCTGATTAAATTTGCGCTCCTCAAGTACAACGCCATGGAACGCGACACACTTGAACAGATTGTCGCGGAGCCGCAAAAGCACGTCTTCTTCCAAAAGATCGATTACATCCTGCGCTACAAGCTCCCCGAGATACGGCTGACTTATCACAAAGAATACTGCGAGGGTCGAACCTTGATGTTCCGCGACATGCTGAAAACCAAGTTTGAACTCTGGCGCGACAATATTTTGAGAGTCTGCTCAATGGACTACCAGAACATGTCGAGCGCGGATATCAGACAAGCCTTCATGCAGGCGTTGCTCGATCTTGTAAGCCAGTACGAACTTAAATGGCAGCAAGATGCCGTGCCCAAAGTCGTGGTCACAAAATTCCACGAATGGCATGACAATCATGCCGAAATGTTCTTGGAAACAGTCGATAGCATCACGATGGGTTCATGTTTCGGCAGTCCCCGCGAAATCCTGAACGCCATTTTGGAAATGAACATGATGATGGTTCTGCTCACGCTATTGGATGCGGAGAAAACCCTCGGAGATTTGAACGGTGAAATTTCTGGATTTGAGTACAAAGGAATCAAACTTCTCTAACCATTAAAGCCATGCCCTACATTCGAGACGAAATAATCACGGGAGACGGAACGGAAACGGAGTTCACACTCTCGCAGAACTTCCGCAACGGGACATGCCGCATTGAATATAACGGCAGGCTTTTTTATGAATACCGAGAAGTTTCTCCAAACAAACTCAAATTCGACTTCGCACCACTCGCAGACGATACGGTAAAGGTTTCGTTCTACACCGTAAACGAAGCGGGAAGGCTCAACGCGCTGCGCTATGCGACACCAAAGCAATATGCGGAACTGTCAGATTCGCAGGATGACCCGCCGTTAGAGGATGCGGATATCGAAAAGAGAATCCGTGAGGCCGAAATGTTCATCGATTCGTTCTGCGGCTTCTGGGAAAAGGCCGACGAAACCCAACAGCTTATGTTCCCGCGCGAGGTGGACGTGGATAACGACGAACACTATCCCCCCATTCCAAAGGAAATTACCATGGCCGCCATCCTCTTTATTGACCTGATTTCAAAGGGAAACAATGGTGGCAGTGAAGAAATCGTCGAGGAAAGTATCGGTAACTACAGTTACAAAAAATCTGTCGCTGCAAAGGAAGCTCAAGCGGTCGAAGAACGGCTTGCGCCAATCAAATACGCGCTCAAAGGCTTTCGCAAGCTCACGGGTAAAATGAACATTAACCTCTGATCCCATGTTTCAAGATTTGCTCACACAATCGGCCACGATCCAAGAACAACAAACCTCCAATGTCGGCGGTGTGGTGCAAAAGACTTGGAATAACAAATACACCACGTCTGCGCGTTTAGTGGATAACAGTGGCAGCATGCGCAAAGGCGCGGAAGACTTGGAAAAATACACGCGCGGAGACTACACGCTGTTCCTTAATTTTTATCCCGACATCACCGAGAAAATGCGAGCAATCGTCGACGGGCAGACCTACGAAATCGCTTTCGTGGCTAAGGTCATGGGTAGAAACAACTACGACCATTTGGAACTTCAGCTTAATAAAATAACCGCTTAACCATGGCCATACGAGTAACAGGCATCGCAGACGTTCTTGAAGCCCTAACCAAGGGCATTCAGGGCTACTCCGAGAAAACCGCCAAGGCGACCATGCAGGCGGGGCTCAAGACGGAGTACTTCGTGAAAAAGAACACGCCCGTCAGGACGGGAAACCTGAAATCGAATATCAACACTCAGCTCATCTCCAAGGGAAAAGAAAAGGTTGAAGCGTTCGTGGGTACCAACGTCTCCTATGCACCGTTCGTCGAATTCGGTAACGAAAGAATGGAACCGCGCGCCATGTTCCGAAAAGCCATCGACGAAAACGGCAAAGAAATCTGGGAAACATTTAATAACTCACTCAAAAAATAATCATGAATCTTAAAACCGCCATTTACGAGCAGCTCACTAATGACCCCGCTATTACCGCAATTGTGGGTGACCGTGTGTTTCGAACCTTTGCGCCCGAAGCGACGACGCCCTTTCTTACCTTTCAGCGGATCACGGCTGTAAACCAAAACGACATCGACTGCGTGACCGAGCGTTACCAGTTCGACCTTGTCGGCACGGTTGAGCATGACGACCTGCTGGAAGAGCTGAAAGAGGCGTTGCTCGACAACCTGAACCGCTTTAGAGGCGATCTGGGAAACACGGGCGTAAAGGTGAAGAACACATGGCTCGACATCATTGCAGACGGATTCAGCGAGGATAACTCGCTGCGTAGAATCACGGTGGATTTCAAGTTCGCATACCTGCGACCCCAAGCTTGAAGTCAGCCATCCGCCCCTACGCATTGAGGCGGAAAATTACAGAGGCATATAGCCCGCTTGAGCACTTGGAAAAAGTTTCCGAGCACTCAACACGGGCATTTTTATTAACCATTTTTTAACTCTCATCACTATGTCACAAACGAACATTCAAAGAAGCGATGCACTGCGCTACGGCTCAGTGACGCTCTACATCGGCAACGACTTCGGCTCACTCATCAATGTCGGTGCAATCCGAAACATGTCGTTCGAACACAAAGCGGAAAACATCGAAGTAGCCTTCGATAATGTGCCCGCCATTAAAAAGTTCAAGAACGGTAACAAAGCGTCATTCGTCTTTGATCTCGCCGAAATCGATCTGACCACCTTTGCGTATACCGACGCAGGTCTGGTCGTGCAAACCAACATCGCTGGCGCGCCCGTGAACATCACAAACGAAAACGCCGTGCTCGATGGTCTCCTTGGAAAAGCGCTGCAAAAGAAAAACGGTAACGGCTCTGTGGTGACTGGCATTGTCGTGACCGATGACAGCGGTGCCACCACCTACGTCCTCAATGAGGATTACACCGTGCAGCTCGGTGCCGATGGTTACACCCGAATCGCGCGCATTGCTGCGGGTGATATCGGCGACGGAGACACGGTGCTGGTCGATTACACCTACACGCCAAACGCCAGCAAAAAGATCACGTTCTTCTCGGGCGGTACCAAAGCCTACAACGTGGCGCGCATCGTCAACGTGAACAATGAAGGAAAAGAGTTCCGCATCGACCTTGAAAATGTCACCAACATCAAGCCTCTCACCACGCCATTCCAAGCCGATGACGGCGACGGAATCATGGTCTGTTCCATCGAGCTCGCAGGAACGGTCAAAGAAATCGTGGACGAACAAAGTGTCTCTTAATCATTTAACTCTTAATTTATGAGCCGAATCTTCGACGCAGATAGCAACGCTCTCCTGTCAGACCACGACCTCTTCAAGGTCGGAGGCAAGGAGTACAAGGTGCCCGACATCAAGATGAAAACCATGCTCCAGTTCGAAAAGCTGGAGAGCTCGAACGCGAGCAAGTTCCAGACTATGGTCGATCAAATTCATCTGGTCTTAAAAGACTGCAACAAAATCACCAAGGATGAAATCGAGGGCTGGGGTTTCAAAACCTGCCTCGCTTTTATCATGTGGCTTTTTGAGCCTCTAAAAGAATTGGGTTTAAAAAAAACGGAAGAGCTCTTAAAGAGCAAGGAACCCAAAGACGAGAAGTAAAGCTCGGCGAGATGTTCGCGCACATGATCAGGTACTACAACGGCGGATTCGATCACTGGAAACTCCTCAAGCTCACTTACAAGCAATTCCTCATGTACTACTCCTCCCTCATGGACATGCTCGAGATCGAAGGCGGAAAGACTGAGGAAAAGCCAAAGCAAGACCCGCTTGAAGCAATGAAAGCAGTAAAAAATATTATTCAATCTTAAACCACCATGGCATTCGGAACAGCCACAATCGTCGGAGAACTGGGAGTCAAAATCACGGGTTACACCGCTGACCTCCAGAGCTCGCTCAGTGACGCCACTAAGCAGGTCAAGACGTTCGGCCTTAGCGCCGAGTCGACTGAAAAGATCGCTAAACTGGCATTCACGGGCATTGCCGCCGCGGCCACTGCGCTTGCGGCTGGTTTGGTGCTCTCGGTTAAGAACGCCGTGGAGTTTGAGAAAGGAATGACGAACATTGCAACCATCGTCGATACCAACACTGAAAGCCTGAAGGATATGGGCAATGCGGTATTGGATATTTCCAAACGCACTCCCGTACAGATTTCAGAACTGACCGCAGCACTCTATGAAATTCGTGGTGCGGGTATTACGGCCAGTGATGCCATGGGAGTGCTTGAAAACTCAGCAAGACTGAGTGTGACCGCTCTCGGCACCGTGGACGAAACAACAAACATGGTTACGACGGCCATCAATGCCTTCAAGCTCAAAGGAGAGGAAGCGCAAAAAGTGTACGGATACATTTTTGAAGCTACTAAGAACGGCAAAACCAGCCTATCGGAACTTGCTCAAGGTTTTGACGCAGTCGCTGGTACTGTGGCGATGGCCAACATCCAGCTTCCCGAATACCTCAGCGCGGTTGCTGCACTCACGACAACGGGACTTCCAGCTGCGCAAGCGCATGCGGAACTGAAATCCGTTATTGCGGGAGTGACACGCGAAAGCAAAGAGCTGACGGCTGTATTAAATCAGCTCGGTGCCAAGTCGTTCAAAGACCTCATGGATAAAAAAGGTGGTCTGGTGAATGCTTTCAAGGCCATTACTGACGCCGTGAAAAACGACGATGCGGCAATTCTTCAAATCTTCGGATCGATGAAAGCCTACAACGCCGTGGTGCAGCTTTCTGGTGATTTGAATGGCGCATATACCGAGGGCTTAGAAAGCATGAAGGTCGGAACGGAAGAACTTAATGTTGCTTTTGAAAAGCAGAAAAATACCGTCTCCGCACAATGGCAGACGATGAAAAATAATCTTGAGACGCTCAGCATCCAAGTTGGTAGTGCGTTGCTTCCCGCATTGAATCAAGCTCTTCAAGCGGTGACGGCGTTCATCGATAAAATTCCTGCCATCGTTGAGCAGCTCAAAGATTGGGTTCAGAACAATGACTGGGTACAAGGTGCACTTGTTGCCCTCGGTTCTATCCTGACGGGATTGGCTATTTCAGTCATTCCATCGCTTATCGTTTCTCTTGGAAGTTTGATTGCCACCGTAGCTGTGGCGGCCGCGCCGTTCGTAGCCATCGGCCTTATTATCACGGGACTCTATGTAGCCTTCAAAAACTGGGATCAAATTGTTGCCTTCGTACAGGGCGTCTGGGATCAGGTCGTGGCATACACGCAAAAGACTTGGGAGTGGATGAAGCCATACGTCGAGACGGCATTGCGCGTTGTGATCGGAGTCATGACGGGCGGACTGAGCGAAGTCGTGATTTTCTTCGTGCAGAACTGGGACAAAATCAAACAGACCGTCAGCTCCTTCTGGGAATGGATTAAACCCTATGTGGAAACAGCGCTGCGTGTAGTGCTCGGCGTTATCACGGGAGGCTTGAGCGAGCTGGTCATTAAAGTTTTTCAGAACTGGGATCAAATCAAAAAAACTACCATTGCCGCATGGGAGGCCATTAAAGCTTCGACTATCGCGCTTTGGAATTCCATCGTTGGATTCTTGAGCGGCATCTGGGAATCCATTAAAGGACTCTTCAATGCTGGGCTCGATGCCGTAAACAGGGCGTGGACTACAACGTGGAATGCAATCAAACAATTTGCCGTAGATACTTGGAATGGCATTAAAGACCTCGTCAATCAAGGCATTGAAGCCGTGGCGGGTATTTTCCAAGGTGGCATAAGCATCATTGGGAACGCATGGAAATCGATCTGGGACAACGTCTCAAACATTGTAAGTAACGCACTCAATGTTGTTAAAAATACAGTGAATAGCATCATTTCGTGGGTCTCTCAAGCGCTCGACAAAATCAATATTTTCAAAAGTGCGCAGGCATCGGTCAATAAAGGCAGCTGGGCATCGGGAGGTTATACCTTCGGCGGCGTCAGCCAAATTGCTGGTGTGGTGCACGGCGGCGAGTGGGTTGCTCCCGCATGGATGGTCGACAAATATGCTGGGCTCATAGGGCAACTGGAGGCGGTTCGAACCAGAGGGTTCAAATCAGGCGGCCTTGTGAAAGGCGGCGTGACGCACAACAACCAACGCTCGGTAACCCAAAACATCACTCAAAACATCCGCGAGGGTGTGGACTTTTCTATTGCCGCGCGCGAGCTCGCATGGCGTGCACGCTTCAGCTGATAACCAAACTTTATGATCGGAATTTCCTACACATATAACGGCATAACACTAAACGACCTTGAGAAAGATGCTCTCACGGGCGTACCGTTTTTATCTGATCAGGAACGGGCAGCTGGCTGCGTTATAAGTCTGACCGATACACCAAGCGGATTCCATTCGCCCGAGCTAAGACATTCCGAAGAGGCTCGGCAAGGCCAACACGGCATCCTCGACTATGACACCTTTGTCGGCAAACGCGCACTCGTGTTTACGGGGCAACTTATTGCACCTGACCGCGAAACAATGGTGGCGCTCGTCGACAAATTCCAAAAGGCTTTTACGGTCAGTGCCGTGCCAAGCAAGGATGACGGTTATCGGGAGCTGCTCTTCACCGAAGAGGACGCTATCGCCAAGAAAGTCTTTGCCAAAGTCGACAAAATGCCCGAGTACGCCGAAGAGCTGGGGTTCCCATTCGTGCGCAACTTCATGGTGGCGCTCAAGTGCAAGGAACCTCGCAAGCTCTCGCAATCAATCAAAACTCAACCCGAAATAAAGGCGGATATTCTGGGCGGCCAAATCATTATTCCGTTCAAGCTGCCGCTCAAGATCGGCTGGAACTACGTCTACAAAAAGACCCTCATCAACGTGGGTAACTTTGCCGCATCTCCCGTTATCACTATCCATGCGCCATGCGTGAATCCGAAAATTCTGAACCGCACCTACGACGTATTCATGCAGTTTATTTGCACTCTCGCAAACGACGATTATCTCAAGATCGATGTTCTTGAAGGCACTGCGACAATTCACCGAACCGATGGCAGCACCGAAGACGCCCTGCTTGTTCTCACCAACAACAGTGAATTTTTCTATCTGCTCTCAGGTGAAAACGAAGTGGTGTTTTTGGAAGAGAGCGGAGTGCCGCCCGTAAACAACTATTCCTACGCGCAGATCGAATGGTCTGATACGTGGCTCTAACCCTCAAACGTATGTACACAATCGATATTCTCGACAAGAACAATACGGCCTTCAGCAAAATTATTAACCCGCAAGGGTTGAACTTCAAGCTGACTCTTGAGGGCAAAGACACTGCTAAATTCACGCTGCCACTTTCACACCCGCGCGCGAATGCGGAGAACCTCAAGAAGCATAACCGTATTGTGTTGAACCGCGTGAACCCGAAAGACCGTACCGACGTGCGACGTGTTTGGGTGGGTTACATCGAAGCGGTGCGAATCGTGGATGACAACAATCTTGAAGTGGGATGCAAAGGAATCTTCCAACTTTTTGACAAGCGCGTGGTCACTCGTAGCTTTACCAACTGGCAAGGCGGCCTA